TATCTTTTCCAACTAAAACAACAAACTCAAAAGATAATGACTGGATTGGATTTTATACATATGACGATGTGTCTCCTTTTGAGGTGGACTGTGTTGCAATTTATTCATATAAGATTCCAGCAATTGTTGCAAAAAGACGTTTTGTTTATGGTCAAGGCGTTGAGTATCCAGAGCAGATAAATGCTGCTTATGGTGGAAAATCAGCAGTAATCGATTATCCATTTTCAAAATACTCAAATAACTACAATTACCCAGACATTGGCAATTGGTCACAAGGATATTTATCAAATCTATCTATAGTAAACAATTCATTACAATTCCCAAAATATGATTTGCCAGAAATACGACTATCAAATAAAACTGAGGCTGAGTTTTATTCGAAAATGCATGAATCTCAAAATGAAATTGGTACACACTTTTTAACATTTCAACCAGAAGGATGGTCTTCAACCCAAGGTTATTTATATTTTCCAAAATTTGAAATGCTTACCACCCAGGTTAAGTCATTTTATGGGATATTTAAAACAAAAAAGAACATAACTCAAACTGGTGGGCAAATACTTTTTAAAGTAGTAGACTCTACTAATCAAAATTTCTTTTGTATAAGGCTTGACAATGGAGCATTAATATATTCTATTAAAATAGGAAATACCGAAGAGATACTATATTCAACATATTTTCGTGTAGGAGAAATTTTTGGTGTTGGTATAAATATTGATAGATTTATATCGCAGTTTGGGTTGGCTACTGCTTCATTTTTTGGAAATCGATCATCACTAGAAGTCTATGTTGGTGGGGACTCTAGCAATCTAAATACATTTAGTGGCAATATTTATAGTATTAGTTTTGCAAATGATAAACAATCTCTTAGTGTTGATGAAGCATTTAATAGTTGGGGAGTTCCACTAGACTATGAAAACTTTTTTGCAGAGTTTTCATTAGAGACTGGACTTGGAGAGTTTGATTTTGATGCAGGAACTTATAGTAGGTTGGTCTGGGAACACATAGCAGATGGAGGTACCCCAAACTCCTTTACTACAGAGACGCTGCGTGGAAATCCATCATCATACAGTATATTCCCAAGAACATATTTTGATAAATACTACCTAGATATTTCTTCAGTTGGATACTGGGAAGATTCTATTCCACTAAGTTATTTAGCCAAATATGTTCAGGATGAGTCTGGAGATAGTTATTATGATCTAGACTTTATACAACTAAATGTAAACTATCCAGCCCCAGCAAAATATGTTGAGTCAGAAACGCTTAGCCAATGGAACTATGGAGAAGCAAAAACTGTAGTCGTAGACGGGGTTACAAAAACATTAAAATCTTTAAAGCAAGAATATTCTGAGCCAGTTCAAAAATCTTATTCATTTTTACAAAATCATTTATTTACTGGCTATGAGTCATATACAGATCTTAAAAATAAAAGCATAAAAACTTATGCCTATGACACATATGATTCTTTTATAAAAACTTATGTTACATTTAAGTTTAACTCAGAATTAACAAAAACCTATGGAGATTATACAGACTTGACTATGGCTCCAAAGAATGGCGTAATTTCTCCAGGAGATGAATGGATAACCACTAAGTATGAATTTGTTGACGGGATGGTTGTTTATCCACCACCAAGTGTAAACTTTTCTGATTTATCTATAACTGTACATATTGAATTTTTTACTGATGGACAATCTAGAAGCCCAGTTGTTCTAAAACAATTACAGTTGGCATCTCAAGCATTTAATAATACAATGCCAAATCCAATAGGAACTAAACTTGGCATGGATATATATCCGTATAAAGTATCTGGGCTTTACTATGATAACAAATCTCAAAATCCATTTTCAATATATAAAGGAAGCACTCCATATTTTTATTTAACAAGAAATAGTGGAATCAAAGTTCTTGGAGATTTTGAACCTTTTGTTGAGCGTGGCATTTCTATTCCCATTAATAACCATAAGAATTCTAAGTTTGATTTAATGGCAGCACAATTTGCCTTTAGGTATGATCAAGACTTTTTCCCATACTCTCCAACAGAAATATTTAACTTTAGTAATAATAGTAAAAAGATTAGGTTTTATGTTGTTGCAACAGACCCAAATGGAAAGCGTGGAAAAATCTATGCTATAAGTTCAAAAACTGGGCAAATTGAAAATGGATTATCTTTTTATCTTAATGGAAAAGTTGTCAAAGATTTAGTTATAACGGCTCAAGAGTGGAACTACTTTGGACTCAGTTTTGTTGACTTATTAAATATGGATACTATTTCGGGAGAACTCAATTTTAATGGTCCAGGAACATTCAATAATGTTTCTTTATATGAGGCCTCAAGACTTACAGAGGTCAGAGATGTTCAGAAAAGGCCATGGTTTAGAGTAAAAGTAACTAACGACCCTACAAGTTTTTACGATTGGGATTTTTGGGATTTCTACAACTATTTATGGGATGGTGTTTTAGTGACAGCAACCCGAAGTACATATGGGGCAAATCCAGAAGAAATCTACAGTGCCTATATTGGAACAAATAAATTTATTGTTGATGACATTTTGCCATTTTCTATAGGAAACTATGAATATTCTGTAAATTCTGATATTAGATGGCAGGGCGTAATACCAACTACTGCCTAATATGGTATACTTATGGTTATGGATTCATTAATTAACCCTGAAACTGGGCAACCAATTGTAAAAAATGTTAGACGCCAAGTCATTGATAAGATGTATGACTGGGGACTTTACGTTTATAAGAAGTCTGATGGTAAATGGTTTACTGACGGGACAGGATCTGTATTAAATATCCCAGCAATGAAAAACGATATTGGAAGAATTTCAGAATTAAAAAAAGCAGCCATGCACTACGGTGATGATGGCCAAGGTACAGCAGTATTTGTTCCAGGATTGACAAGAGTTTCTGAAGAAGAATATTCTGAGCAGGTTGATAGGTTTAAATCTGGTTTGATTCCATCTATGAATGATCTTGGCGCAGTACAAGCAGCAAAAGATACGATTGCCCTTTATGGAGATGAAGAATAATGGAAGAAGAAAAAGAATATTTTGTTGGGGCAAGAATAGACCAACTATCTGAAGAGATAAATAGGTTTCAAGAACTAGATCCCTTTAATAAGTCCTGGGATGAAATAAAAAACTTTAATGGCCTAGATGCTAATTTTAAACGTAGGTCTCAGAGAATTGTAAAGCAAGAGGTTACGGATGCATATCTTGAATCTGCTTCTGCAGGAAAAGTTGGTATAAGTGGTGCCAAGTCTAAAGAAATTAATCCTGGATCAGTATTTAGAAATGCCTACGGTCTTTTTGATGTAATTACTCCTCCGTGGAATGTTTATGAGTTGGCAAACTACTATGATACATCTTTTGCTAATCACGCAGCAATTGATGCTAAAGTGGAAAATATTGTAGGTCTTGGATATGACTTTGAAATATCTCCAAGAACAATGCTTAAACTTGAGGCATCAACTGATAGCGGTGCAACAGACCGTGCTCGCAAAAGAATTGAAAGAGCAAAGATAGAGGTAAGAGATTGGCTTGAATCTTTAAATGATGATGATTCATTTACTTCGACAATGGAAAAAGTTTATACTGACCTTGAGTCAATTGGAAATGGTTATCTAGAAATAGGAAGAACAACACGTGGAGATATTGGATATGTTGGACATATACCAGCAACAACAATGCGTGTCAGACGATTAAGAGATGGATATATCCAAATAATTGGAAATAAAACTGTATATTTTAGAAATTTTGGGGCAAAGAATCAAAACATGATTACTGATGATCCAAGACCAAATGAGATTATACATTTTAAATCATACTCACCATTAAATACATTTTATGGTGTTCCAGATGTAATGTCAGCAGTTTCTGCTCTTATTGGAGACGCACTTGCTTCTCAATACAACATTGACTACTTTAGCAATAAGGCTGTGCCAAGATATGTTGTAACTTTAAAGGGTGCAAAACTATCTGCTGATGCAGAAGACAAAATGTTCCGTTTTCTACAAACAAGTCTAAAGGGGCAGTCTCATAGAACTCTTTATATACCGCTTCCTGGAGATAGTGATACAAACAAAGTTGACTTTAAGATGGAGCCAATTGAAAATGGTGTTCAGGAGGGTTCTTTTGAAAAGTATAGAAAACAAAATCGTGATGATATTCTTGTAGCACACCAAGTCCCACTCTCAAAACTTGGAGGCTCAGATTCATCTGCCATTGCAGCAGCATTAGCACAAGATCGTACATTTAAAGAACAGGTTGCTCGTCCAGCACAGGCTCAACTTGAAAAGATGATTAATAAAGTTGTTCGTGAAAAAACAGACATATTAGACTTTAAGTTTAATGAACTTACATTAACTGATGAAATTGCTCAATCTCAGATACTTGAAAGATATGTCAAGAATCAGATTATGGTTCCAAATGAAGCACGTCAGATCCTTGGCCTATCTCAAAGAGATGGTGGAGATGATCCGTTAGATCTAAAGCCACAGCAGGCTGCGGAAGCAACCGCTAATCGTTCAAGAGACTCAGAAAGAACAAACAATAATTCTGACAGCCCCTCAACAGTATCTGGTAGAAACCCAAAGGGAGAAGGCAGAAAACTTGATGAGTTGTCTGATTTGTCCGAATAGTAAGATATTGCAAAAAAGGGGTTTATAATATAATGGTGAGCAGCATATCCAAAGCCCATTGGAATTCAGATGGGGAAAATTTACGTCTTTCAATGCCTTTGACAAAGGTTGATGAACAACGTCGAATAGTTTCAGGATTTGCCTCTTTAGATAACCTAGATAAACAAATGGACATTGTTACATCAGAAGCGTCAATGAGCGCTTTTGCAAAGTTTCGTGGTAATATTAGAGAAATGCATCAGCCATCTGCAATTGGTAAAATGGTAGATTTTAAAGAAGATAAATATTTTGATCCAGAAACAAAGAAATTTTATTCTGGTGTTTTTGTTTCTGCATATATTTCAAAAGGTGCCCAGGATGCTTGGGAAAAGGTTCTGGATGGAACGTATACTGGTTTTTCAATTGGCGGAAGAATGAACAAATGGGATGATGGATATGACGAAAAGTCAGATTCACAAATTAGAATTATTAAAGAATATGATTTAGTTGAATTGAGTCTTGTAGATTCTCCAGCAAATCAATTTGCAAATATTATGTCTGTTGAAAAAGTTAATGGATTAGATGTTGTAAAAGGTGATGAAACTATTTTAGAGAATGTTTTTTATGATAAAGAATCTGGCATTGTTATGGTTTCAGAAAATGAATCTGAGGTTAGCCCAACCACAGGAATCGAAATGGAAAACATAGGGTTCGTTGAAAAAACGGATAATGAAAAGGTTACAATGATAAAATTCTTAGTTGATAGTGCTAAAGGCATTAATACTTCTAAGATTAACAAGGAGGTAGAACCTATGACAAAAGCAACAAAGAAGGCATCAGAAGAGATTATTGAAAAAACTGACGTCGTAGTTGAAGAAGTCCAGGTCGCTCCAGAGGTTGATGCCGTAGTTGAATCACCAGCAGAGGAAGTTGCAAAAACTGATGAAGTTCAAGCAACAGAAGAAATTGTGAAGTCTGAAGAGACTCCTGCAGTTATTGTTGAAGAAACTACTACAGAGGTATCTAAGTCAGATGATGTAATTGAAACAATTACAGAGATCAAGAATACTCTAACATCCGCCTTTAGCGATCTAGTAGCAACAGTCAAGTCTTTGCAGTCTGAAGTGGAAGCACTTAAGATTTCAAAAGTTGACGTTGAAGTAGCAAAAGACTCATTTGAAGCAGTTGCAAAAGATATTGCATCAGCAACAGATGTATTTAATGAATTTGGTAAGCGTGTAGAACTTGTAGAGCAAGATACTGCTTTCCGAAAGTCTGGCGATCTCGGAGAGATTGTACAG